TCACCCGATTTAGTAGAAGCAGCTGGAATTTTAGTAAATGCAGCTAGTTTAGAAGTCCCAACGGATGGCTCTATTTTTGAACCTCTAATTGGTGATCCACCGGATGGGCAATCTCCCCATTGTGCCATTGTCGATGAATATCATGAACATCATGATTCAAGACTGTATGACACTATGCAGACGGGCATGGGTGCACGCCGTCAACCGTTAATTTTTACCATTACAACAGCTGGTTTTAATATCGAAGGTCCATGCTACGACTTGCGTATTCGTGTGCAAGAAATGTTGCTTGGCTCAATGCCTGACGATGAGTTATTTGGCTGGATATGGACCATTGATGAGGGCGATGACTGGACTGATCCTAAGGTTTTGCAGAAAGCAAATCCTAATTTTAATGTTTCAGTTTATGGTGATTACCTTGAATCACAACAAAAAAAGGCGATTCAGAACGCTTCAAGGCAAAATACATTTAAAACCAAACACTTAAATGTTTGGGTTTCTGCAAAAACTGCCTTTTTTAATATGGAAAAATGGGCAAAATGTGCAGATAAGACATTGAAATTTTTAGATTTTAAAGCCGTTCCTTGTTTAATGGGGGTGGATTTATCATCAAAAATTGATATTGCTGCAAGGGTTAATTTGTTTTATCGCATTGGTGTTGATGGAAAGATTCATTATTACTGTGTAGCACCACACTTTTATTTACCTGAAGACACAATCTTTAATGGTGAAGAAAAGCAAGTAATTAAGCTTTATCAGAAATGGTTGAATATGGGGCTGCTTGAGGCCCATGACGGTTTTGAAAATGACTTAAACCTTATTGCTAGCGATTTAATTGCAGATGCTAAACATGTTTCATTAACTGAAGTTCCATATGACGAATGGGGCGGTTTCCAGATCGCAAAAACGGTAGATGATGCAGGTTATACCAGTATCAAGATGCCGAAAATCACAAAGACATTTTCACCTGCCATGAAAGAACTTGAAGCTGCCATTTTATCGGGCCGTTTTCATCATGATGGCAATCCTATCCTTACATGGATGATAGGTAATGTCGTTTCTAAAACAGGAAAGAACGATTCTGAATTTCCTGACAAAGAGAAAAAGTTCAAAAAAATTGATGGTGCCGTAGCGCTGTTGATGGCGATTAGTCGTGTCTTGGCATTAACCAGCACACCGGAACAGGATGACCTTTCGAAGCATATCGAAAAACACGGGGTTAGAAGATTGTAATGAGTTTTTTATCAAAAATTGGGGAGTTGATTGGTTTCAAATCAACTCCCCAAATCATTTCTAGTCCTGACGATTTAGCCCGTATTTTTGGTGCGGAATATGTTTCAGGTAATGGGCAACCAGTAACGCCTTTGCGGGCTATGCAGCTTGCAATTGTATTTTCATGTGTTCGGGTACTGTCTGAATCGATGGGCATGTTGCCGTGCCGATTGTATAAGCAAACTGGAAAGTTTAAAGAACCTGCAATCAATCACAAATTATATGACCTACTTTCATTAGCTCCTAATGACTATATGACTTCTCAAGAGTTTTGGGAGTTGTTAATGGTCTGTTTGTGTTTGAGAGGTAATTTCTTTGCATACAAGGTTTATGCATTAGGTGAGCTTGTTGAATTGCTGCCTATTGACCCTTCAACAGTGACGCCAAAGTTAAATGACGATTGGACAGTTGAATATCACGTGACCTTTAAAAAAGGCGGTGTAAAGATTCTGACACAGGATGAAATTTGGCATGTTCGATTATTCACATTAGATGGTCTAAATGGCCTAAATCCTATTGCTTACGCACGTAAATGTATTGGTTTAGGTTTAGATACTGAAGAGCATGGGGCAAAGTTATTTAAGAATGGTGCGGTTACTTCAGGGGTTCTGGAAACACCTGAAAGTCTAACAGATGCAGCATTTGCACGGCTTAAAACAGAATTTGAAGAAAACCATACAGGCTTAACAAATACATATAAGCCAATGATTTTAGAGCAAGGCCTGACATGGAAACCTACAGCTTTAAATCTTGAAGATTCCCAATTTCTCGAAACGAGAGAGTATCAAAAGGCTGAAATTTGCGGCCTATTTCGTGTGCCACCTCATTTAGTGGCAGCTATGGACAAAATGACTTTAAACAATATTGAGCACATGGGCATGTCCTTTGTGAATTACTCACTTGTCCCATACATGACCCGCATTGAATCACGTATCCGTGTTGGCCTTCTTAGTGAAAAAGAGCGCAAGAATCATTACGCAAAGTTCAATGCTGGTGCACTGCTTCGTGGTGACTTGAAAACTCGATATGAATCATATGGGAAAGGCATTCAATGGGGATGGTTAAGCCCAAATGATTGTCGGGAGCTTGAAGACATGAATCCGCGGGAAGGTGGGGATATTTATCTAACACCAATGAATATGACAACTAAACCTGAAGAAGGGGAGAAAGATGGAAGTTAAATATTTAAATGTTCCCCTAAAAATCAAATCTGTTTCTGAAACAGGTGAGTTTGAAGGGTATGCGTCAGTTTTTGGTGTTGAGGATAGTTACAGTGATGTGGTTATGCCAGGTGCATTCCAAAAAACATTAGAAAAGTGGGCTGAACGCCAAGATTTACCATCCGTGTTATGGCAACACAAAATGTCTGAGCCAATTGGGCCATTTACTGAGATGAAAGAAGATGACCATGGATTATTTGTCCGTGGACGTTTGCTTATTGATGACGATCCTTTGGCAAAGCGTGCCCATGCCCATATGAAAGCGGGCAGCGTTAAGGGTATGTCTATTGGCTATATCTTAAAAGATTGGGAATACGATTCAGCCAAGGGGGTATTCCTACTTAAAGAAATTGATTTGTGGGAAGTGTCTATTGTGACAATGCCTGCAAATACTGAAGCGAAGATTACAGAAGTAAAAACTGCACTTCGTAAGGGCGAAATACCATCGCCGTCAAGCGTTGAGAAGGCATTACGCGATGTAATGGGACTTTCTCAAAAACAAGCCAAAGCATTTATGGCTAAAGGCTACAGTGCAATCAGTCAGCGAGATGTTGATTTAGAAATTGATGCGCTTGAATCACTTAAATCCTTAAAATCAATTCTCACAGGTGAATAAACATGGCTATTGAAAAGAAAGACATTGAAGAAGTTGCACAGGAATTAAAGGGTGTTTTTGAAGAGTTCAAAAAGACCAATGATCAAAAGCTTGACGGGATTAAAGCCGAAAAAGCAAAGCTTGATGAAAAAGTTGATGAATTGAATCAAAAATTAGCTCAGTTAGATGAGTTAAAAACTGAGCTGCAAAAAGAGTTAAAAGGTCACAAGCGTCCTGATGTTCCGAATAGTAAAGATACAGCAGAACATAAATCAGCCTTTTTACAATTTGTACGTAAAGGGAATGATGAAGGCTTAGCCGAACTCCAACAAAAAGCTGTACAAGTTGCAGTAGATGCAGATGGTGGTTACGCAGCGCCAGAAGAATTAGATAAAACTCTTCTTGAGCTATTGCGTGATGAAAATCCGATGCGTGAAGAATGTGGCTCTATCATCATTAGTGCATCAGGCTATAAAAAGTTAGTTAATTTAGGCGGTGCAAGTTCTGGTTGGGTTGGTGAAACTGAAGAACGACCTGATACCAACACACCAAAATTAGCAGAAATTATTGCCAGTATGGGGGAGATTTACGCTAAGCCTAAATCAACTCAAACTGCTTTAGATGACATGTTCTTTAATGTTGAAACTTGGCTTGCTGATGAAGTGGGGCGTGAGTTTGCAGAAAAAGAAGGAAATGCATTTTTATTAGGTAATGGTGATAAAAAGCCAAAAGGTATTTTGGCGCATGCATTGGCCACAACAGATGACAAAACCCGCCCATTTGGAACACTACAAAAATTTGTTAGTGGTACAGCAGGGGATTTTGATACAGATGATTTAATTGACCTGATTTATGGTACTCGCAAAGTGTATCGCCGTGGATCAAAATTCATGATGAATTCTCTAACCTTATCTAAGGTTCGAAAATTTAAAGATAATGACGGTAATTATATCTGGCAACCTGGGTTACAGTTAGATCAACCATCAAGTCTTCTTGGTTATGCAATTGCAGAAAATGAAGATATGCCAGATGTGGCAGCAGATGCCAATGCTTTGATGTTTGGTAACTTCAAGCGTGGTTATGCTGTAGTTGATCGTATGGGCACTCGAGTACTACGCGACCCCTACTCAGCAAAACCATACATTGAGTTTTATACAACTAAACGTGTTGGTGGAATGCTCTTAGATAGTAATGCTATTAAAGTTCTCACCTTATCAGCAGCTTAAAAGCCTCTACAAAGCCCCTTTTTAGGGGCTTTATTTTTGGGAGATAACCATGCCACCAATCATTATTGTTGATCGTTTTTTTAAAATTGCCAAAAACAATGGCAACACCATTGTTGAATACGAACCTGGTGAACATGACGTTGAAGAGCGGACCGCTTTAGTTGCTGTAGAACAATTAGGTGTAGCAACCTATAAAGATGTTGACCAAAGCCAAAAAACGCAAAACACTGATGCACAGCAAGATGCACAGCAAGATGCACAGCAAGATGCACAGCAAGATGCACAGCAAGATGCACAGCAAGATGCACAGCAAGATGCACAGCAAGATGCACAGCAAGATGCACAGCAAGATGCAA